TAGAATGAGAGGCATAAACAAACATATCCGAACCAGCATTCTTTGATTGCTGACGTGCGAGTGCATCGATCAGTTTTTCATGACCTGTGGTGGGTGGATTGAAACGTCCGAATGTAAAAACAGCAGAACTGTTTTTGACTTCTGTGAGTTCTTTAAATGTTTTCATTCTTTACCAACTCGGTGTTACAAAACTAACTGAACCATCTATTTCCAAACCTAAAGCGTCAAGAACAGCGGTTACCCCTTGTTTTGCAATTTCTTTAATTTTAGTAATAAATCTCAATATAACTCTTTCATAAAAACGTTTTATTATATCTCTTAGTTTATTTACAAACCCTGAAACTTTGTTTTTAATTGTACTGAACAGACCCTCTGATAACAAATATTGTCTTTGTAAATGATGTATTTGCTCTTGCAACAATGGTAGTTCTGATTCATAATGTGCAGCAATACCTAGTTTGATGTATTTTGACCTACCGGAGCCTTTGTATGATACACTAACATTGTCAGCAAGCTGTGGATTTTCCATAGAATATTTTAGAATATCATATTCACTTTTGATCCCATCTTGATTAAAAACTAAAATTTTATTGGCAACAGCAGACTGCGAACCAAAATAATTTTTACCTTTCGATACTTGACCAGTAAATTTATACAGACCAGACGCTGCCTCATACACTAACCATTTTTTCAGTTCTTGATTTTCATTGAAGAATTTTTGCAATTCATTTTGCCAATCTGTAGCATTTATTGAAGTCTGAATAACTTCAACAATCTGTTGTTTTAATGCTGGGTTAGTCAGTTTATCAGGAGAAACTTTTTCCAAGTGTTTTGCACTTACAGTAACGTCTCCAACCTTAACCTTTTGATCTGATTGATACGAAGTAAACACGTCATTCATTTGAGTCTTAGATATTGGCCGAACTCCAGAAATTAAGTTCTTTCTAGCAGAATCAGATACTCTAGTTGCACCCAACAAAGATAATTCTGCCTTTAAATGTTTTTCAATTTCTGTTTTATTTAATTTTCTATTTGACCTTAACTCGCGTGACCTTTCACTTTTTGTCACGTACCATGTTTCGAAATCTGTCTTTCCTTTTCCAACTTCAATGTTCAAATCATTTCTTGCAGTTTTCTTCATTCTATTTTCTAGAATATTGATAGCCTTCTTAAACGATTTATTGTTAGAAAAATCTTCAGAACTATTATTTTCATAATGTGCAATGGCAGCCTTAACAACCCCTGAAGCTTCACCAGATTTAGCACTCATCAATTGAGCACCAGCACCATTATCTCCCGATTTTTTGAGAGAGATATAATTCTTATTATTACCGACAAAATCTGCTTTAGGAGTTACATCTCTACCTTGTTCATAGTAGTTAGTGGCAGAACCACTTCCAGAGTGCAATAACCAAGGTCCACGATCCTTCATCTGTTCCGCGACCTTTTTACCCACTTCCAACAAATCAGGAGTTAATTTTGCAAAATTTTTATCTGATATACCTGCTTGTGACAGAGCCCTTTCTGAATTACCCTCACTACGAATAAGATTATAATGATAACAAATAGCCATCTCAGTATAAGTAGCATCTGTAGTTACTGACTCAAAAAGATTTTGAATTTTATCTACAGGAAGAATGTATTTCTCCCTAACAGGACGGCGAAGTTTTCTTGCGGCATCTACTGCTCTTATCATCAACGGCTCCATTTAGTATAAAAGTTTTAAGTATTTATACTATAAGAAATCTCTACTTAATGTCAAGTGTAATGCAAATAACTACCTACAATATACTTTGGAGTTTCTATGGGTTTTCTACCGGCATGTCGCCAGGGCCATAGTGGTGGAAATATCAGAACATTACCTTGTTTACACTGAGAAGTAAAGTTTTGTTCTGGAAATACAGTTTGACCTTCATCATTATCAGTTAGGTAAAGAAAGAGAACCAAAAATCTTTTTGCAGTTGCATGACTTGTAACATCAACATGTTCTAGAAACTCATCTTTTCCATCAGGAAGATATCGTTTGATTCTTACAGATTCATATCCATGTTTCTTTGGCCAAACTTGTTTTATCTTACAATCATTAGCATATTGACCAACACACTGCATTAGTGTATTGAAAATTATCTTGTTTTCAAAACCCCAATCATCATGCTTACCAAAATCAATCTGAGTGAAAGACATTCCGTTGTCTTTCACTACTTCTTGTTGGTCCTTGTTCTTCTCAAACTTCTCTATGATAGAATCACAGATACTTTTGTTTAAAACATTTTCATAAACTCTGATATAATTATCCATACTTAAATTCTTTTCCAGCAGCCACATCCAGATCGCACATAATATCATCAGTAAAAAACTTCTCTGGATTGTCGTTGATTGTCTTACCAAATGTCTTTGTTCCATCTGGCAATTCAATACGAGTGCTCATAGACTTGAATATATTATACTTCAATGCAAGGTCAAGCAAACCATAATAACGATCAAGACCTTTGCTATATGATAGTCTCACATCAACCATTTTGTTTTCTACAGTCAAACGAGACTTGTGGTTTTTGCAATGAATGATGTTACCAACAACTTCACTACCATCTTTGTCTTTCTTCTTGGACAAATAGACGATAGAGGATGCAGCATACTTCAGACCAGAACCACCGCCCATTTCTTTTGAACTGAACAGTCCCATAGTTTCATATGTATGATTCGTCACAACAAGAGGAACACCAGCACGACCAAGTTTCAAAGTCAGAACACGAAAGGCAGCCTTTAGAACTTGTGCACGAGTCATATCACGAGTTTCTTTGCCGTCAGCAGTATCTTCTATTTCTTTGGTAGTTGACAACATACCGAGTGAATCAAGACACATAAACAAAGGTTGACGTTCTGACTCGTGTTGTGAAAGATAACCATCAAGAATGTTAATGGCCTGTGTGCGAAACTCTTGAACTGTGGTAACAGGCATCAGCACCATTCTGTTTGGGTCAATGCCCCTATCAACCACCATCTGTTTTGTGATTGCACTTTCTGATTCAAAATAGATAACACCAGCATTCGGATTCTTATCAAGAAAACTCTTGACGATTCCCATCAGGAAAAAAGTCTTACCTGTGGCAGACTCACCAGCCAGTGCAGTGATTTTATTTGATGGAAGTCCACCGTGAATAGAACCACTCATAAGTGCGTTTAGAATATAACTCCCCGTATCAATAAAAACATCAGTATCAAAGTCAGTGCCGTCTGCAACAACACTGGCATACTCATTTAATTTTGTAATGTCCTTCAAAAAATTATTTGTCATTTAAAAAATTCTCCTAAATTTCCTTGTTCTATTTTATAGTTCATCAAAAGGAGTTCCTTTCGGTCCTTCTGTTTTTCCATATAATCACCAACTGACCTCATGGTATAGGTCCAATCCAATTCTACTTGTTTCCAATCACCGAATCTATCTTTCACGGATTGGTCTGCGTTATAGCTAATCATACAATCCATTCCAGACTCATTGCATTGTTTGGCAAAAAGGTCATGATCAAATCCTTCATGCATACTACCACGTTTACCATAGAGATTGTTAGAGTTTTGTTTTGTCAACTCATACGGTGGATCAAGATAGACAAACGTATTTTCAGATTTTTCTAACAATGCACTATAATCACCATTTGTAATTTTCCAATTGCGAATTAACTTTTGGAATGATACCAACTTCATTATATTCTGTCTAGTGAAGGTCATCCTATGAGATGACTCAGAAAATGTTCCAGTCTCTGTTAACCCACTAAAACTATTTTTGTTTGCATAGTAGAATGCAACTGCTTTGTCAAGATCACTACTTACATCATCATTGATAATCTCCTTTTGCTCACCCAGAGTAGTCTTTGCAATTTCATTATTATAACAACGCTCTTTTATCTCCAGAAGACGATCAGACATTTCTGCACCATTACTTTGCAACTGCGTCCAGAAAGTGTAAAGAGCAGGATACAAGTCATTTGCCCAGATTTTTATATCTGGATATCGTTTCGTAATTTCAAGTGGAAATGAACCACCACCAAGAAACGGCTCACGCCACTCTTCGTAATTTCTCATATCTGGAAGATACTCGTAGAGCAGTTTTGTCCATTTAGACTTACCGCCGGGATATCTTAAAGGTGTGGTAATCATCAATTGTCTCAAGATGCAAACTCCATTAAATTTGTTTCTTTTATTGACTGCATCCTATAGCTTGAATATGACTCTTTATCTTTTCTTGATCCAGTATCCATATTGCCTAGTGTGCAATGACCAAAACGTAATTCATATCTAAATAATTGCATCCTTTCTTGTAATTTTGACCACTGTTTGACCATCTTTTCTGGTAAATCTGGTCTTGGAATCATCAAACATAACCACATTGGAAGATTAGTGAATGTTCCGTCAAGCATATGATCACCGTATCCATATGTCTCTATAATTGCTTTATGAGAGGATTCACTAAACTCTCCTGTGGTGAAAGGTTTATGATGACTTGTCATTCTTTTATGCACATGACTCCTAAGTTTGCCTTTATGACCATTTTGTTTATCATAATAGTTGCCACCAGATTCACCAATATACACACACTGCTCAAACTCACTTGGTTCTTGAAAGTGTGTTGGTTTCGTTTCATTAAACACAAACGCATAACAAGCACCTGTCATAGCGATACTATCACAGTGTTTGTAATACTTGGTGAAATAATCCCAATGAATCTTATATGGTTCAATCATGTTCATCCAAAAAAATCCTCTAAACTACCTTGTGAACCATAACTATCATCAATATGCCAGAGTATCTTTTCTGTGATGAACTTCAACGGTTCAATGAAACTCTTCTCGAACTGTATATCATAGTCTATTTTACCCACGATGTCAAGTTCTTTTGGAATATCTGTCATAAAAGAAAAGGCTGATGACTGATAGATGTTTGGTTGTTTCATATGAAGAAAACGAATCTTGTCACCTTCCTGTATGAGAGGATACTTGCTCTGTAGTTTCTGTCTTTGCACCAGATGATTATACAATATGGCACCTTTCACATGAATAGGAGCACCCTTACCAAACAACGATGATTCACCTCTAAACTTTCTCACACCATTACAACTTCTTGGATACGCAATATCTTTCGGGTCAAGACTCATGAACTCTTCACGAAAATCCTGTATGAAAGTATTTAACATTTTCTCATCACCACTCATAATAATCTTGAGTGCCGACTTAATTTTATCACGACACGGAGCTGGTGTTGAACTCTTGACTGCTTCAATACCCATAATCTTCAGTTGAGGTTCTTTGTATCGAACACCTTCCATATCATGAACATTCAAAATGTATCTTTTCTTTGCAGTCCATATACCTTTGTCTGCGATTGCTTCTCTACCCATTTCCATCTTCTGGGCATATGCATTCATGGTCTGAGCAAGAGCCTTATAAGAGTTATCAATAAATGGTTCCAGCTTCTCTTTTGCAAGTCTATCCAAGAAGGCGACAACTTTACTAGTCTCCGTTCCCTCGTCAAACAACTGATCAACAAGTTTGTCAAAAGTGATGTATACCGAATCTGTATCAGATGCCACAACATAATCAATTCCCTTTGTCTTAAGAATCTTGTTAAGATAAATGTTGATACTCTTTTCAATCCATCGAATAGATAACTGACCAGAAGTTGTGATTGCCGTAGCAACCATAAGATCATAATACCGAAACCAATTATTACCAATTGCGCCGTAAGCAGAATTAAGTGATATCTTCTTTGCCATTTGGATGTTGTTGTAACGAGAGATAACTTTAAGGAGATTTCTATCTCCAGTGTCCTCAAACTTCTGTCTAGCTTCGAGTGTAAGTTTCTTATACTTGACTCTATCATTGTACATATTTTCCATCAGTTGAGGCAAGAATCCTTTTATGTCCTTTCGAAAGAATGCGCCGTTTGGAGTCATACAATATTTGGTTTTGTTCTGAGTTTTGCCTTCAAGAATCTTATCAACCATACCCTCAACAATACCATCTTCACTATTTACCAAAGTCTCTGGAGAGATATTGTATTGCATAATAAGGTGAGGATACAAAGAGTTCAAATCAAAAGACATAATCCATTTGTGCATACCAACTTGTGGATCTTTAACATAGGCACCTTCAAACTTTTCACTTTTCTCTGATTCCTTTTTTCTAGGAATAACAATATTCTTTTCTCGTAAATGATTATAGATTACATTGTCCCAGTAACGAACTGTTCCAAGAACATCAGTATAGTTTACCTTGCCATCATAGGCCATAGTAAGACACAACTCAATCAGTCGCATCTTGTCTTCTAACTTATCAACCAACTCCACATCAGTGATGTTATAATCAATGAATGACTGCCAGTCCTTTGTATACCATTCTCTGAAAGTATCAAAAGGATTACCATCTTTACGTTCGCCTAGTTCAACAAAGGCAATATGGTCAAGAGTATATCTCTCTTGATTTGTGTATGTAAACTTACGATACAGGTCAAAGTAATCAAGAGCAGCAACACCATAGATGTTATACACCTGATGCTTACGTCCCATCTGATAGACTTCGCGTTCCTGAACTTGTTTCCAGGGTGATAGACGTTTTATTGATTCTTCACCAAAGATATTCTTGATGCGATTACACAGATAAGGAATATCAAAGAACTCTGTATTCCAGCCAGTGATAACATCTGGACACATACATTCCCAATCAAAAAGAAAACGGTCAAACAAATCACGTTCATCTCGACACTGAACATAAATTACATCTTCACGTTGATTATCATAAGGATGCAAGCCCCAGACTTTGATTCCTTTGTCTTGATGGTTTTTTATTGTGATTGAAAGTAATGGTTCAGATGCATCTTTAGGATTTGGAAAACCATTGTCACATTCAACCTCAATATCAATTGTTACAATTAGTAGTTTATCTATATCCCACTGAACATCATTTGGATGTTGGTCAGAGATATAACAATAACTATATTGGTTGTTGCCAAATACGATGTCTTGATCTTTTCTGTCGTTATACCATTCTTTGGCATCACGAATACAATCAAACTTGTTGGGGCGAACATGCCTACCGTCTAGGGTTTTATACCCTGTAGGTTCATTTACAAGATCAAACAACGTTGGTTCATAACGAACCTTCTTTCTGATGCGTTGATTATTCTCGACTGCTCGAACAAGTAGGCTGTTGCCCCATTGGATAACATTAGTATAAAAGTCCATTATCAGACTATAACACCTTTGTGGTTATTTGTCAAGGGTAAACTTAGTGGTAACGATATATTTTCTTTGAGGGTTGACCATTACATTACTTCGTTTCATAAAATCACGATTAAATAAGATTGGACTTCGACCTTCTCTGTTATCTAATAATATTTCAACATTTTTATAGAGTGAACCAGCAAATTCTATATCTAACAAAATAGCATATCTTTTTTCTGTATAATTGTTCAGACCACCAACATCAACTTTTACAATTCTTTCAATTTTGTTTGTCGATGTTTTACCTGCATATGACCAAGTAACTTTTTTACCATTAACATCAATCTTATCAGCATGTATGGTTGAAGCTGATGCAGAATTACCTGTATCAAATTTTGCTTCTAGTTCACCAAAAGGTTTTATTGATACAACTTCTCTATGACCAACTTCTAGTGCAGTATATCGCCAATTTGACCTATCCTTAAAATGTTCTATTAATTCTTTTATAAGATTTTTACCAGTTGCTTTTTCGATACCTTCAGTCCCTGGCGAACTATTTACTTCTAACACAAAAGTATCTTTACCATTTTTAATAAAATCTACAGCAGTCCATATGCCATTTACTGATTTATCAGCCTTTAAACATATATCAATTTCTTCATCATTCAATTTATATTTTTTTACTTTGGCACCTCTAGAATAATTACTTCTAAAATCTCCCTCTATAACATCCCTACGCATTGCAGTCTGAACTTTCCCGTTTAATACAAGAACACGAACATCAAAGTCCGACTTAATATATGATTGTAGAAGTATTTCAGTAGTTTCATCTTGCTTCCAAAGTAACTGTAAAAGAGAACTAAGTTGCCTTCTAGATTCTATAAAGATAACACCAATACCTTTAGAACCCCTAAGTGTTTTTAATATCATTGGATATTCTTCACCAATAATATCTAATGATTCTTGTAATGTATCTTCACTTTGCACCAATGTAGTCTTTGGTGTAGGAATACTAGCATCTGCTAATCGTAATGATGTCCAATACTTATCAGCACACATAGAAATTGTAGATCTTGAATTAATACAACAAATACCTAACTTTTCTAATTGAGAAACAAGATCCAACCAAGCATCTCTGGATGCGACAGAACCTCTAATGATTGCTATAGTATCATCACGGGAAATTTCGAAACCTTCTTTATCGTCAGCATTAAAGGCTTTACCATCAACAATTTTTGCTTCTGATGCAAAAAGAACATAACATGGTATATCTACCTTTTTGCATTCATCTACAAATCTTTGAGCAGTATGAAATAAATCGTTATTATCAGGTTTTTCAGAAACCACAAGAATACGATACTTTTCTTCCTTTGCTTCCGTGATGAATGATTTGAAGTTTTCCAAGGTTCTAGTCCCGTTTTTTACCGATATTGTATTTTGCTTCTAACATCCAATCATTTTTCTCACGAAAAGATATCACCTTGATTTGACTAAGGGGCGCAGATGGTTCTGCTGCATTTTCAACATGAACCAAACCCCAATCATTGAGAAGATTAACAACAGTATTTCTACGAGCAATGTCGTTTTCAGATAAGTTTGTTTTCTTACCATCTAAAGCAAACAACTCTTTGAAATGAACTATGTAATATTTTCCTTGCTTGTGTAAAATATGACAAGATTGATATAACTTCTTCTCTTTTCTAGATGCTACGCCAATTCTAGAAAGTGTTTCTCTAACTTTAAGAAAATCATCTGGTTCTCTTAAAGTAACCTCAAACATATCCTCTTGTGACCAACTAATTTCTTCCATCTCTTCCACCTTTATATAATTTTTGTTTTATGGCAGAAATCTGTTCACCATCTAGTATATCAAGAGCGGTCTTGGCCTTCTCATTGTTATAACCATAATACTCTTTAATGCAATCTAGATTCTCTAATTTCTTCGCCTTCAACCAAGGAGTATAACGTTTCCTTGCTCTCAAAGTATTTAGAAAAAAGTCAAACTGAAGTTTATTATCTAGATTAGGTAGTTGGTTAATCTCATTGACAAATAAAATTGTATCCTGAAAAGCATGAAGACATTTATTTATAACGAATGGTGGATACTTTTTTTCCCATGTTTCATCCTCTCCATCCATGAGAGACTCTTTTGTATGATTGATAGCGTTGAGATAGTCTTTCAATTCATACATCAACATCTCCCACTATCATAATCCATATAACAATGTTTTGCATCCCATGATTTAGCGCTTGTCTTAAACACAATAACTGAACGCAACTCATAACAATCACGACTCACTGGCATGGCTTGGTGTGGATCTGATGCTGGAAACATAACCAATCTATTACCAACGTAGTCACACATCTCACCATTAATCATTGTACCACCATACCACTCTTTTTTCCATCCCATATAAGGATAGTATATCATGGTATAATCACCATCGTCATGATGTAAATGTGGTTCAATACCAAAAGTGTGTGCGTTCATATACACACGGTCAAAGTTGTACACGTTATACGTGTCTTCTAATTTAAGTTTACGTTTGGCATTATTCCAAATCGGCGATACCCATTCAAAACCATTATTACCAACTTCATCTACATCATGGCCACAAAATCTGTGCCAATGTTTATTTGGTTTTCCAACAACAGAAGAATAATTATATTCCCAAGAAACTCCTCTCATCTGCATATGAATCAATTCGGCATAATGCTGCTCTACTAACCCATCTATAATAATCATTTGAACTTTGTCCTTGCCATAATCTCAGTAAGACACGCTAGAGTGTTAATCTCTTGGTCGGCGACAAAAGCTGCTTTATATTGATACTCACCCAATATAACAACAACATGAGGGATACTAGAACTATCCACGTAATCATAAAGACTATCATAAATATTCCTGAACAAGCGAGTTGAATCATTGTCCAGATTGTTAACAACCCATTTACGAACATTTGTAAACTCCTTTTGTTTCATATGATTTATGAGTTCTTTAACATTGTCACTCTTCATATCAACAAGAATGCCAGCATCAATTTTTCCAGAGACAGAATATCTCTGAAGTTCATTTAGAACCCTACGCCAATCAGGGAAATGTCTTCCAATAATTCCAGCAACAGCCTTAGGTTCAAACTTAACACCTTCTGTCTCTAAAATATTTATCGCGCTCTGATAAAAATCATGAGCAAGTCGTTGTTTATCTTTTTTAGGAATAGAAAAATCATACGTTGGACATCTTGAAATCAATGCCGGTATGATACGATTGACATAATTACAGGTTAGAATAAACCCACAATTGGCACTGAACTCTTCAATAAACCCACGCAACGCGGGCTGCGTGGATTGTGGATTCAGATAGTCTGCCTCATCAAGAATGAGATACTTACGACCACCATGAAGAGATACAGTAGAAGCAAAATTTTTGACTTTGCTTCTCAGAACATCAATACCAGATTCTTCTGAACCATTGATCATCATATAAGTTAGATCTAGTTCATTAAGAAGTGCCTTTGCTGCTGTGGTTTTTCCAATGCCAGGACCACCAGCAAATGTGACATTAGGAACATTACCATCTGCCACAAACTCTCTCAAAGTATTTTTCAGGTTAGTCGGTAATACACATGCGTCAAGATTCTGTGGTCGATATTTCTCGACCCATAGAAATTCATTCATAACAAAAACTCCTTTTAAGAATCAGATTTAAAATATGATTCTGGTTCAAGAGCTATAAAATATTCAATATCTACATTTGTATTTTTAAAATGACTAATTCGTTTAGATGACACACTTACATCATAAGTTCCAGGCAAAAGTTTTAGATTTTCAACCTTGAACCAAAACTTGTAGTCCATGTCATCAGTTCCATTCACTACCTCAGTTGAATAAGCATTAGCAGTGTCATTCTTTTTATCAGTGACACACAAACTACCATTTTCCAATACCATATCAGGTGCGCCAATAACTGCTGCAGCTTTCTGGACATTAGAAAGAATATCACTGGAAAGAGAAAAATTAAGTTCACATTCTGGCATCGTAATATCTTTTGTCACACTAGTAACAACTGACGGGTCAGAATACCAATACTTCAAACTACTATTTGAACCTTCAGAACGCATAACTACAAAGTCATCTTGAAAATCCATCTCTGGTGCAGCAAACAAAGACATGCTAGAAAGAAATTCATTCAAATCATAGATTGCAATATCTCTTTCAAAGTTCTCTGTCACGGTTGACTTGGCCACAATATTTTTCATTGCAGACATTGTGGTCAACGCCTGACCAGATTTAATCATCAGGTTCTGGTTGATAGTAGAATAGTTCTTCAACACAGATACCGTTTCATCACTTAATTTCATATTATGTTCTCACTTTTATATTCGTAAAACCTTTTCTGAATAGGTCTAATGTCATTTGATTTTCATGTTCTTTATCATGATTGTGTAATGCCATAATACCATAATGAACCACTTTTAGCAAGTCTTTTCTGTCTTTACCATTTTTCTTTCCATATCGTTGTGCATACTTCATAATGTTTCCGATACAGAAACCTTCACCATGTCCGCTGTCCATAATGAACTCTGTGGCCTGGAAATTATTGTGACTATAATGTTGGTCATAAGTATCATCGATATAATCTCTGATATCAGAGAGCAAACGATCTTCATCATATTTGTAAACGGGCGGTCTTTGTGTCAATTTTACTTCACCCATCATCAGAAACCTTCTTTGTGTCATATAGTTCTGCCTCACGGTCAGACATATACTTCTTGCGTTCTTCATCGCTGTCAATGACGTTCCAATTCATGGCGATAGAACGTCTTTCGCCTTCACCAAAGAAAGGTAATACCTGATGCTTCAACCACTGTGGGAAAACTAACATCACACCTTCCATAGGTTTTACATAATCCTCTGTTTGTGGTCGCAACTGCATCAAGTCACGCATAGTGTTAGTGCCCCAACATAGATGTGTCCAACCATCAACACCACCAGAAGCATTATTAATCTTAGGAACATCAGGTGTATCTTGAATGCACTGTGGAACTTTCAACCATAGAAAACCAGACAATCCAGCCACAGTCTTTACACCGTGATCATGAAATGGATTGTAGTCGCCCGCATATGCATGATTAGTCCAACACTGTGTTACTTCAGCCGTGGCATCACGGTCATATCCCTTCTTAAGATATGTCGTGCCAATCTGATTAAATACAACTTCAAGTTGCTTACCAACATCAGTATCAAAAGGAAAATCCAATTGAGCAGAACGCTCATTTTCTTTCAGTTGGCCAACCAAACCATCAGCGAAACTTTTGCTGTTAGGAATAATTTCATCATCAATGTGCTGATTCAGTTCATCAATAATTTCTTGTGGAAACTCCACTCTAAGAATATTGAAGTTCAAAATAGGTCGCATTGCAATCTCTAAACCTTGATTCTGTTCAGAAGTTGCTTCACCAACGATTTTAGCATACTCGGGTGAACCTTCTGGGTAAGTATTACCACCGGCTGTCCTGACCTTTTTTACACCTTCATCGTTATAAAAAATCTCATAATCTTTTTCTTCACTCATAGTTTTTTCTCTCAAATCTTCAGTGTTTACACTGGAATCATCTCCAGGCATAACTGCTCTTTCCAACATTGCATTATAATTGTCTACCGTAAATAGACTTTTAGCAGGAGTCAACTCTTTGACACCATCATCAGTCATGGCATCAATACCAAAATCTGCAATGTTGCCATCTTGTATTTTCAAACCCATATTATAATCCTCACTAAAAAATGGGGGCGACTATCGCCCCCATTTTTGATTTATATTACCTCAATAAGACGAGGTTTTTTATGCTCTGGAATCACACGTTCCAATGTAATTTTGAGCATACCATTCTCAAGTTCAGCATTGTTAACAACAATGTCATCAGCAAGTGTAAATTTACGATCAAATTTACGGTAGGAAATACCACGATAAATTTCGCCGTCAGTTTCTGAAGTATCTTCTTTTACTGAACGAACAGTAAGAGTACCATCTGTTATTTCTACTTCAATATCCTTTTTACCAAATCCAGCCAAAGCCATTTCAATGACATAGGTGTATTCACCTCCTTTTCGGATGTTGTATGGCGGGAACCCCGTAGATGCTCTATTATTAGTAGCATAGTTTGATAGTTGATCGAAGACACGATCAAATCCAACTGCGTAGGGTGTAAGTTGATTGAAATTATCGAATAGACTTAGTGCTTTACTTGTAACCATTTTTTTTCTCCTTATAAAGCGAGTTTTAGTAAGTGACCCCGAAGGCATCACCAACTATATATACATCTTATCACAATAATTTACATTCTGTCAAGAGGTTTTTGCAAGAACTGTGTAATCAAGAGCAATTCTTTTTTGCACCGTAAAAATATCAGTGGCTGCATGTTCTTTGAGTGGGTCAAAAACTAGAAATGTGCCAGGCACCATTTTGTGTGTCTCTCCATCATGTAGAAAATGCCCGCCGAAGTCTTCTGGCCACTCTGCGTGTAATAGACCAAGAATTTTTAGAACCTTCATGTCCTTCGGCACATCATTCTCGTGGTCCGTATGAATGTTATCTTTTCTGTGCGAGTCTTTGATCGACGCACCACACCAAAGCATTGTGGGTTGAAACACATCTAGTCCATCTTTGAGTGCTTTGTTGTATACCATAAGAAGAACCATGTGCGCCATACCTTCTAGAAGTTTAGCGCCAGGAATATCACTACCATCATAGATAGTTAGTTTAGGATGCTTCCTTTCAAAGACTGCACCCTTTGGATAAGAATAACTCCATCGTTCTTCGTTCTGTACTTTAGTTTTCATATACTCCAAAATCATTGGAGGTACTGCATTTTCAATTCGTGTAACCATTACAAGTTCCCATATTTTCTCAAGTTTTTCTTAATGTTATTTACAAGTTTTTTCTTTGCTCTTTGAAGAACGAGAGGACTTACCCTCTGTGTGAAATCACTACCATTCATATGATCGTATTCATGTTGAAATATTCTAGCCTCCAAATCTTCTAGGTCTTGTGTTGAGACACTACCATCAACATTTTCATATGTCACCTTTATCTTCACTGGTCTGCGAATCTTCAAATAGAGGCCTGGATAAGTCAAACAACCTTCTTCTAGGTAAGAGGTTTCTTCACTGCTCCATACTATTTTTGGATTAAAACAAACAGTCTTAACTCTATCTGGCCAATCAATATATGCGGCAAATGCTTGGTACATAAGACCACATTGATTTGCAGACAAGCCCAAACCATTATGACTGTCCATAGTTTCAAGTAGATTAGTTTTCAGTAGAACTCTATCAACATCATCACCAACAGGATCACAGGGCATTCTAAGTTTTGGATTTTTAGGGTTTAGAAGTTTTAGTATCATAATATTTTTCTCTTGTCATCCACTTTGTAGAACACTCAACATTACAAAATGGTATTTGTTTATTACTGTTATTGACAAAGAATCTTTCATCAAAGTAGTATTTTATTGTTGTGGTTATGGTTTTGTCACAATATCCACATATCATCTAGTTCTTTCTCTCATATTAATGTATAATCTTTTTATCGTATCACTGCCTGTAGTAACAAACAAAAAAGGCAGAAACGCATGAACTACTGCCACCAAGGTTAAAAGAAAAAAGGTTCCTGCAAAACTAAGAGCAGTTTTCATATGCTGAAAATAGGTTTCGCCATTGCGATATGGATGTTCTGTAAAAATATTCATTCTGAATCCGTAAAATGTTTGTCAATAATCATAATTTTATCTTCTGCGTGAGCGATAATTTCTACTTGGCTATCTACGGCAGAAACTAAGTCTGCGTGCTCCCCAATACCAACAGGATTTTTTAAATATACACCTATGTTTGCCTTTGCTTTCTCAATATCGGCTCGGTACTGCATCATCAACGCATATAGAAGTGACATTATCACCCTCCTTATCTCTTTATACTACTGAATTTTTGTTTCTCCCCAAACATTTTAAAAACGACAACTGCACTAGGAAATGGTGCAGAATTTTTATGTCCGTCAAACTTCAATCTTCCTTTTACAAAACGAATTTCAGCTGCCTGCATAACATAATCATGCCACCATTTAGTGTCTGTCCTTGAAGGTATCAAACAAACAACTGTCGATTCATTTTGCGATGTTTCGTATGCCTTCTTTAACCAAACTCCTATTCCCCTACCATATGGTGGGTTCATCCAACAAACACCTTTCCATTCTTTAGTAAAGGCATCATCTTTTTTTGTATAATATTTTTCACACTTTGCAGTATCATCTTCTGCACAAACATCTAAGGTAAATCCAAACTCTTCGTTTAACTTATCAAAGAAGTCTTGTGGAGTCTCCCAGTTATCACGTTCAGAAGAAAAATGCACTGAGTTAGGCTGCAACATGACTAAAGTTTTTCACTTTCTCAAATTTGATTGTGTTTCTAAACTTGTCAGCAAGTGCATCTTGCTTATGACTAATCACAAACACATTCTCATCTCCCAAAGTATTTAGAATCTTCAGGAACTCGTCTGTGCCAGAATTATCCA